GATGCAACTCCTGCAATGAAACATGAAATTGTAGTATCAAAACTCGTTCCGCGTTCATCGGAAGGATCTGGTTCTAGATCTCTCGTATGGGGTACACGTTTTGAACAAATAGCAAAAGATATCTATTGCTTTCAAAATCCTGGAATCGAAATTGTAGATACAACGTGTATTCCTCATCCCGACTATTCGTTTCTAGGTGCGTCTCCCGATGGTATTCTTCGCCATTTTGATCCCACGCATCCTCTGCACAATCGTCTGATTGAAATTAAGTGTCCTATCAGTCGTGTACTAGACGGTAGCCCTATATCTACTCAGTATATGTGTCAAATGCAACTTCAAATGGAATGTACTCGCATTTCAAAATGTGAGTTTGTAGAGATGAAATTTAAGGAGCTAACCTATACTGAGTGGATTGATTCCAAATCTCAGTATAAATCATTCTTTGCAGTTACAGACGCTGGAGAAGTTATTTATAAACATTTTAATGATAGCCGAACGGTTCCAGTTTGGAGATCTGAAGTCTTTAATGAAGAAGATGATCACAGACTATTCTACTGGGAACTTGCGCAAATACAGCAGCAAACGGTTGATCATAATCCCAATTGGATTGTCAAAAACATTGAGAGTTTTAAATCTACATGGGAGTTAGTGCTACAACACAGGGCTGCGGGGACAGTTCCTCAGAAACCGTCGGAGGCTTCTGTATTGATCCTGTAGGATAGTAACGAGTCATCCATTCTAGGTCAGTGCGGTCTGGATTTTCTGCATAAAATCCATTTGAACCATCATGAACTTTTAGTACATTGCTAAAATACTCCTCGTACATACGACCAACACGTTCTAGGCTAAAGTTATTCACAGCCCAGTCGCGGCAATCTTGACGAGAAATACGATCAATATTTTTACACGCCCAGATAAACTGTTCCATCGTGCGGCAACGGTATCCCGTTACTCCATGTAGGTTATTCTCTGCAAATCCTCCCCAATCCGTTGTAATCGTTGGAGTTCCACAGAAAAGTGCTTCGATTGTTACACCACCAAACGGCTCATTGTAATACGTGGGAGCAATTAGAGCCTTAGCATATTTCATAAGTTCCTTGCGCTGAGCAGGTTCTACATACCCAATTTCGGTAACATGATCGGGAATAGTTCCACCACATACAGACGCTAGATCTCCCTGACCAGCAACATAAAGCTTAGCACCGATTCTCTTTGTCATATCGACGGCAAGACCAACGCCCTTGGATTCAATTATGCGACCAACAAAAACGAAGTAATCTTTAGGCGTATCACAAAATTCAAAATCATTTTTATCAAAATAATTGGGGATCACTGCATCATAAAAATGAGGAGACTTGTCAAACTTTCCGTATACAAAATTCATAATTGCATATGATTCATACACTGCATAAGGAGTACATACTTTGTTAGGACACCCAATACCAGGTTCAACCGGAATTAGCTGACGATGTGCTTCAAAGATAGGCTGATGACCATACCCCCAAAAACATAGAGCAAAGTCATTAAGTTGAGCACGTTTACCTACTTCAACAATAGCTCGCTCATTGAACGTCTTGTGAGCATAATCAGCTGTATTGTGCTGGAAGAAATTCTTCTTCCAGTTGTAGACTCCGTATGCTTTCTCGAGAACTTCGTTATCAGTCACAGCAATGTGCTCAGTACAGATAACTTCAGAATCAGCGTGACCATAGTGATAAATAGTGTGGCCGCGTTCAGTCATCATCTTGCAAAATTTCAAAACTTTTTGGGTGAACGCGCATGCGGAATAATCTGCACGAGTAATTGTATGCGGTAGTGAAAATACATGAAATCTCATTTTTATTTAAATAGGTGTATGTATCTCTAAATAAATGCGAACGTTATTTTAAGTCATGAATGAATTGTGCATATTGACGCGGAAAGGAGTTTCCGTGCCAGCAACTGGTTCAGGTTTAGAAGGCGTCATGACAAAATGATTTGTCTTCTGCGCATACGATGACTGGCGGGTTTCAGATGTTGCCTTTACATTTCCCTGTTCTAGAAACTCGGGCACGAATGTCTCCTTTGTCTGCATAAGAACGTAGCCGATCAATCCAACGGCGGCCAGAAGTGCAATATATGTCCAGTTATCTTTCATTTACTCTAGTATGCGGAAAATGGATTGAACGTTTTTCATACTGGGTTGATAACAAATATGGAACCTGTTAAATTCAAAAGTCCGGAAGATCGAGCGCTTGATAATTTGAAGTCAATGCTTATTGCAAGAGGATTTAAGAGCGATGGGTTTGAGACAGTTGGTAGTCCACCTGATGAAACTACAATGTATGTATTCGGAGGAGTGCTTGTTATATTCAGTAACAAAACCCGTGTAAGCGAGAGGGATATGAATGCGTTCATTTTGTATGCATCCGATAACGATTATACAAGTGGAATAATTGTTGTTACACATTCTAAGGCATCAGAAGCAGTTCTAAATTTCATTCGCGACTATATTTCGAAGCCCGAGAATGCTCTTGTTCAATTGTTTGAACTTCGCAAGCTACAAATTGATATCCCTCGTCACCGTGATGTACCTAAGCATCGAATTCTTTCACAGGAAGAAAAGAGTGAGATGATGAAACGATTTAATATCAAAGATCCTATGGAATGTCCTTGGATCGATTCACAAGATGCTATGGCAAAGTGGATTGGAGTTCGTCCGGGTGACATAGTTGAAGTAAGTGGACTTGATGAAGCATCTGCAACAAATACTCACTACCGTTACTGTCTAGCAAATGTTTATAATCATTAATTATATAATGGATAGTCAGTTTACGACACTAACTCGCAGTTATCATGATAATTTTTTACAATATGCGACGACAGGTGGACCTGCTTACCAAACAGCGTATGAAGCTGCTAAGGAGGGTCTCGACAACATTATTTCCTCAATGCAAACTGAAGTCGATTCACAAAATGAAACGATTTCAAATTTTTATAAGTCAGATGTCGAAGGTAAACTTCGCGATTTGAATTCAGAGACTATGAATGCAAAGCGAAATGTTGTGTCTGGTCATGATGAATTAGTCAGTGCTAAAATGCGAGAAGTTCCTCAAAATATAAATCAAATAACTCCAACTTACACACCGTACTATGTAACGGCTGGAGTACTCACATTTGCAGCTATTGTGCTAAATATGCTCTGAGAAGGTGTTCGCAGTATCAAATAAATAACAAACACGATTAATCCGATAAGACCAAACAAATATAAATTATACATCCACTCGGCACTCGATAAATTATCGGCAGTTGTATTCTGTATAATCTTTAAAGTTTGTAGCTTGTCTTTGCTCTCCGTGATTTCATTATACTCTTTTTGATACTGAATAAGATCATTTGTCAAATCGGTAAGCGTTTTAGGATTAAACTTTTCGGTTCCTTCATTCATAGATGACATAATACGATTAACAGCGGATGACATCTCACTGTTAATTGATAAAACTTTCTGGACAAGCGGTTCTCGTTTTTTGGGGTCTTTCTCTGAAATCGCAGCAGAAAGAGCTGTCGAATACTGTTTTTTCAAAAACGCATATTGTTTCTCGAACGTTGCCAATACAGTACCGCGTGCATCTTGAAAATTCTTGATATCCATTACATTTTGCCATATATAAATAAATGCCGCTGTCTAAAGTATCATTTAATGTAAAAAATGGCGTCCAGGAAGGTCCTGGTACAGATGCATCCTTTATCACTGCCATGCGTCGCCAACAAGTTGCTCTTGCAGGGGCTACATTACTAAATGAAGCCAAGCCTCAGTTTGCTGATAACTTAAAGGCTCGTGGTAATGATGTAAACCCCACACAGTTTTTGTTAACAAAAGGCATTTCTCTAAGTTTTTTGAAGACATATTAAATAAGAATGACGGAGTATGACTCTATCACACAGCAAATTAATACACTCCTGAAAACACCTTCGCCGGCTGGCAGTATGTTTTCAAGTCTCGATCAACACCGTGATCTTACTGTAAAACAACTAGAGAATGAATATAATAATCAGACTACGGTTATGACTGTAAATAAGCAAGTAAAAGATGTAGTTGGATTTTTTAAGAAAGCATTTGGTATGGACAAAAACATTGTAGTACAAAATAAAAAAGAAATCGCAGAGCTACAAACTAAAATAACAGATTCACAGTCCATAATCGATCAACTAGGACTAACAGCACCGGTTATTCAACAGCTACTAATACTTGTTGCATCCGTGGCCGTTATCTATTATTTTGGTTCATTTCTCGGTTCAACAATCCACTTACTTGCAATCATTGTTCTGATTATCGGAGTTTACTATATAATTTCCGGAACACCTAATAATGGGCAATCAGACATCATCACCCCAATCTTCACAGCCATCTCAGCCTTCTTCTCCTCCATCTGGTCCTCCATTGCCTCCCGTTTGTGATATGGCGTGCCAACGACAGAAGCAGTTAGATGGGTTAAAAACCGCTCTGGATATGGCAACGTCTAACAAAGACTCTGATCCAGAAGCATATGAGAAAGCTCGTATAGCATACCACACTCTGCTAGAAGGGAATACTTGGTTAGCAAGTGAGAAAGACAGAATCGCAAAGCAAGAAATAGAGCCAGTGCTTTCTCAATATTCAACTCAATATAATGAATTGAAGAATAGAAAGAAGCAACAAGATATATTTGTAAACCTAGCTGCCACTTTGAAAAAACAAGAGAAGGGTAGCGAAGAGGAGCTCGCTTTTTTAAATAACGAGACCGGAAAAGAGAAAGTGGATACAGATGTTATCAATCGGTTAACTCAATTGAAAGGAGCTCCTGTTCCTCAATTTGATTGGTTGTCATACTTGCTTTATGGTATCATCGGTGTACTTGGACTATATGTAGTGTATCTACTGATTACAAAAATTATAAAATATGTATATCCTTCACCTGCGGTCCTTGGAGGTAAAAAAGCAAAAACTTGAACACCGCTAAATGTTCTTATTTATGATATATTGCTCTTCCCCGCAATATACTATGTTTCTCTCATCTAGAAACCCTTTGGATTTTATCATATGAATGTCATCACATTCGTACGTTAGCATACTGTTATATACTAAACCACCCTCACCATGCACCTACCTCGCATATCTCGTGATCAGCTAAACCGACCTCCGTCACTTTCACGTTTGTTAATTCGTGTCTGCAATATTAATACTTTCTTGATCGCGTTCAATGTGCTTTCCAGATTTGTTTTTTCTGATATGTGCTATTCTTAAGAATTCCCAGACATTACGAGTCGCATCAGCGATATCGTAATCTGTAGTATCTATCTTAGTCTCCATTCATACTCGAACATTTCTTTGTTCACAAAGTCCACTTTCGTTTACTTGTATATTTTTCCTTACAAGATTTGTCCTCTTGTACTGTTGTGCACCTCCTTCGCACAACAGTGTACTCCGCGTTTGAAATCTCCATGTTTTTAATACTTCAATCTCGGTCCCGTAGTTCCGTTTATTCTCTAAATGTTGGCCAGTTAACAGCTGTTCAACATTTGAGAAACCAAGCAACCTGTTAGTTGCTCTGCTATCTCTTTTGTTGATTTTTTTATATCCGTTTTGCGAAGCGCAACAACACAGTTTTACGAACCAAAAAACAAAAATTCACTCTAGTCTGAGAATTTCTGTATACAATGCTCCTCCTTGCATTATACTATGTTACCTCGTTACGTAACCCTGTGTGCACATTACACCCACATATTGCACCTCCCCGCAATATTACTTCTGTGATTTTCTACAAAACCTCCAGTTTCTCTCGTATATTCACAGTAGCCGCTAATCCACCTTCCTATACGATTCAATTTCCACTCAGTACACTTGTCAGTATACGTATAGTTGATCAAACTCCGAACAGTCTTTCAACTGTCTACTCTTCTTGTTCGCGACTTTATAAAATCCGTTTTGCTGTCCATAATATAATGGAGACAGCGTATCTATTTCTTGCTGTATTAATTTTTTTAATGTACAGTATTACCACATGGTACACTTCAATTGAAGGATTTGAAGATGGTGGTAGTGTAACCCATGAAGATCCGGTCGAGATGTACGACGATACATATGCTGCGATTTATGACTCACTTTGGCATTCAAAGGAGAAGAATGATTACGAGCAAGTTTCTATTCAGGATGTCTCATTAGCCGACTGGCCGATTGCAACGGTAAAGGTTCTTGATATGTGCTGTGGAACTGCTCCTCACGCTTGTTGGTTCAAGAATTTAGGAGTAGAGTATACGGGTGTCGATATTTCCGAAAGCATGTTGAAGAAAGCAAGAGAGGGATGTCCGAGTGCTACATTTAAGAAAGGAGATGTAACACAAATTCAACTATTTCCTCAAAAATCAGTAAGTCATTGTATCCTGACAAATTTTTCAGTATACATGTTTGACAATCCCAAAATACTATCTGATAATGCGTATGCGTGGTTACAACCTGGTGGATTCTTTGTAGTTCATATGGTTGATCCGGATAAGTTTGATCCTGTATTAAACTTAGCTAGCCCTTTTGCTGCCTTTTCGTTGCAAAAGTACTCATATGAACGCCAGACAGATTCTCCTATCTTTTTCGACAAGTTCAAGTACCTTGGTCGTTTCAATAAGAAGAAGGATGAAGACACAACAACATTTAATGAGACATTAACTTATTATGATAAAGATCACAACGACGGTAAGAAGTATCGTGAGAATAAACACCACTGGATCATGCCTTCAAAGGAGCGTATGATAAATATTATTAAGTCGAGTGGTTTCCGTCACACAGAAACAGTTGATCTAGTACGCTGTGGTAAAGAGTATCAATATTTAGTTTATTTTAGTAAATAATGGAATCGGAAATGGTTCTTTTAATTGAAATGTGTAAAGAAATAGTAAAAAAAATTGATTATCGGTACGGTCCTCTTGTTCTTAACTGTCGTGAGTTACTTTCAATAGTTTTTCAAAATAAGTAATTTGTAATGAACGTAATCGATTCAAGGACAGTCGTAGATTTTCAGAAATTTACATTTTCTGGACATTTAAGACAACATGTGTATAAAGTTTTAAACGAAAATGTAAAATTAGGTCACGCTGATTATGCATGTTATTGGGCACTTGAACTTTTATGTTCAGGTCTTGTTCACTCAATGTGGCAGACGCTTTTTGAATCAGCAGCTCTTCATATTAACCGAGCAGCGCCTAACTCTTTTTTATATTTGATCAAAATGTATGAAAAGTTTGCCCCGTATGAATCTCAATATTCTGTAATGCATATGACCGATATACGTAATAATCCTGAAGTTCGAACAATTATTTGCGAGGCAGCGGCTACATTAGCACTTTGTAGAAAACATAAGTTACCTACAATGCCTAAAATTAAACCTGAACATGATTTTCTCCCGCTTACTATTCAAGAAAATTTGAAATCACCGTCTGCAAATTATGGTCGTGAACTTGCAAAGAATGATGACCCACTTGAAATTTATATTCCGTTCAACGAACTTGTATATTGTTTGAGAGGCGAGACTCGAGATGTAACACGTGCACTGTATTGGTGTGGTTGGATTTTGAAATACTCAAGTCAGTTCAAGAAGCAAAATAAGACTCAACTTGTATGTGCGAGTAGACCTAACCCATATTCTGATCAAAGCTATTCAACATTAGTAGTTTGGATGCTATGGGAAGCGGTTATTGAAGCATCGAAAAAATCAGTTCAAGCTGGAGTTCTTGCGCCTTACATAGATGCAGTTTTTAAGCTTCATTGTCTACGTTGGAGTCCTGCGTTACAGAAACAACGTTTGTGTTTTTTGATTAGTGCGATTGTGTTTGTTTGTGAAAGTACAACCATTGACATTCATTCTCCTGTTCCTCATGATTTAAATACTGTTCAAAATGTTGTAGTCAATATTCCTTCGTGGATCCTTGCAATTATTCAAACAAAAAAGACTTTTTCTTAGCTTAAAAGTATAAATGTTCAAGTTCCTCCTCAAGCTCGTTCTCCTCGGTCTTGGTATCTACCTTCTCACGCAGGAGGTTCCTAAGCTCATGCACGGTGCGCGTGATTCCACGACGGTTGTCTACACGGTCATGGGTGCCCTTCTCGTTTTCTACACGGCTGGCTCTGTACTAAAGAAGGTTGGCAAGATGCGCAAGTAATTAAAAACGAAATCATGATAACTAATGTCAAGTGAATCAAACCATGAAAGAACATCTACACCAAATTTTGCTGAAAACTCCGCAGAATTTGTTTGATGAGTTTCTTTCTGACTGTCAAAAATGGTACGAACAACCAGCGCATACATTTACTGAAATGCGAACGCGTGAAAACAAAAAGATACGTGGAGATATCTTTGAAGAGTTCTGTGTTCTGTATCTCAAATTTGTAAAAAAATACGATACCGTGTGGCGTCTTGAAGATGTACCTGATGAAATTTTAGTTCAACTTAGTTTGAAACGCCAAGATTTTGGAATTGATATCATATGTCAACATCAAGGTAAGTTTATTGCAGTTCAATGCAAATATAAAAAACATGTGTCGACTAAAAAGAACATTCTTACATGGAAACAGCTATCGACATTCTATGCATTGTGTATGCGAACGGGTCCGTATGAGAAATATATTGTCATGACAACATGTGACTATACTCGTCATATGGGAAAGAAAACTCCCAAAGATATTTCAATCTGTTTGAAAACACTGCAAAATATCACAAAGGAAGAATGGACATCTATGTGTCAACTAGAAGGAAATGTTGTTGAAGTCGAAAAGGTAGTTGCTAAGACTCCTGAAGAAGTGAGAGCCGCTCGTTTAAAATATTATGAAAATAATAATGTTCAGCCGTAAGTTTCAGCATGCGATCGCAATGACGTTGCTTTTTTATGTTGTGAGCTCTCCGTTCACGTACAAGATGGTCGATAAGCTTATTGGAGGCGTCGTGGAGACAGTTGCGCCGTCAATGGCGTATTGGTTCAAGGTGGCCGAGTCCGGTTGCCCTACAAACTATGGACTACTAGTTCATTCAGCTGTCTTTGGTCTTGTTAGCTATTACATAATGCATGCATCCTCATAAAACGGATAAAGTTTAGATAGATACATGTAAACTAATAAAATGAAGCTACTTATCTTCGATACAGAGACCACAGGTCTTCCCGTGGAACGCAATAAACAAGCAATTAATGGACCCAATAACTGGCCACACATTGTGTCCATTTCTTGGGTGATTTTGGACGTAGAAAGCAATAAGATCGAAACAAGACGTTCATTCACAATTCAGCCTACTGGATGGATAATTCCTCCCGATTCAACTAAAATTCATGGAATTACTCATGATTTTGCAATGAATAACGGAACACCTCTTTCTCAAGCGATGGCTGAGTTTACAAATCAGAAATATGACTACTTGGTGGCTCATAATATGGACTTTGATTTCAATGTACTGATGAATGCTTATCGTTGGGATTTGGGTATTATGGTAAACGACACACAGTATCGTCGCAAGTGTACTATGAAATTGGCCACTGATCTTTGCAGACTACCAGGCCAGTGGGGAACACGTTGGCCAAAGTTGAGCGAATTGTATGAATTTGCGTTTCATCGTAAACCTGTTTCGGCATCACTTCATAATTCAATTTATGATACATTGATTCTCGCAGAAATTATTCAACACTGCGACGAACTGCGTCAGAAAATGGGCTTACCTGTTAAGCCTAGTTTTGTAAGTAATGCAGTTAGTAATAAAACACTTTCCCTCTAATTTTAAAGAAACTCCTATTTCAGTTCAAACGGTTCATATGCTATGGGCACATGATGGATGGTGTTACATTCCGGAACTTAAAACGCGGAGATGTTTTTTTACGAAAGAGTCAGCTGTTCACCTGCAGCAGGAGCAGTGGGAGGGGACCATTCCGGTACCTGAGTACTCGGAAGAGGTAGAGCTGTATCGGTACTCGGAGACGCTTTGGCGGGAAGTTTCCGAGGATCTTGACGAGTTATTTTCAGCGACCACCACCAAAAACACCAGCAAGTAAACATACGGCCATCGACTTCCTTAACAAGCATGGATTCTAGTTTTTCGACGGCGGCCTTGACTTGAGGGTTGGACTCGACTAGAGCTTCTACTTTTTGAACAACCGCACTTGATTCAACGGCTTTCGTGACAACATCTGTCACCTTCTGTGTAGCATCACTAACAACATCCTGTGTTTTATCGAGCGCGACTGTTGTTAGTTCAACAACCTTCTCTTCTACCTTAGGGACTATCTCTTCAAGCTTGGTCTCAATCTGGTGTTCAACCTTCTCCTTGACTTGTTCAATCACTACGATAGGTTCCATTGCGTATTTGCTCATTCTTAAGAAACCTTTTGGTTGAATAAAGCGGAATGGAAATTAGTGATTTATTTTATACAGCTCTGGCTACCATTTTAGTCATGGCAGTTCTTCAAGTCACCGCCTTCTTTGTAACACGAGTACTATATCCTCCCGAACCGAGAGTGATATATCGTGATGTACCAGTACAGCAGCCACGTGTTCAGTTTACTGAGCCCGTAGTCCAACAACCACAGGCTCCTGCCCCACCGCCTCCGGTTGCTTTAACGCAGCCTCCTCCTTCTATACAACTACCAGAGTATGAACCTCGCAAACCGGCTTCAGACTCTTTACGATTGGACCCCGAGCTACCGCCTGGTCTTCAGGAAACCCGTCCCGTCGGAACTTAAAACATTTCGAGTTCCGCAAACGAAGGGTACAAATGGTTGGATAATTTTTACATATGATAAAAATGTTCCCACGTGTTTGTGGATTACGAGCACGGAAAGCAAGAAGTTACCTTGTATTGTAGACGAACGTATCTGTGGAGATACTTTTTTTCGAGCGGAAAAGATAGGCCCACTTGACTTTGTAATTTCCGATATTTGGCTATATAATTCAAATTGTGTTTTTGCTACATCAACCTTCGAACAAAGATATAACTGGCTTAAAGTATTTTTACCTATGTTTACATCTCATATTCCCGGAACTGTAAAACTTATGCATAAGTCAGAAATTGGAACTACAAATATTAAAGGATACGAGGAACATCCAAATGAGGTATCATCTACTGGTTACTTTGTAGAATGTGACGGAGCGGATGTGGTTCACTTTGTAAAGATGAACTTGCCTGACTGTTATGAAAGTGTACCATTTACTGGATTTTTGAAAGTTCCGGACATCAATACGTCATTTTATTTGCGTTCAAAGGGAGATGAGTTTGATTGCAGATGTACAAAAATGGGCGATCAGTGGGTAGTTTCAGAAAACATTCCCATGGTAGAGTAAATGCACCGCAAGGGACATACGAAGCGTACTCACCACAAGAAGCGTCGCACAATGAAGGGCGGATTCTACGGTGCTTCAGGTGCAATTGCTCCTGGTGCCATGGAGTGGAAGTCTTCCTCCGAGATGGGGCATTATGCGGCCAGCAGTCGCGGTGGTAACTCGATGATCGGAGCTGGTCGTCGCAAGGGTAAAAAGTCTCGCAAGGTAACTCGTCGTCACCGTAAACACCGTGGTGGCTCAAGTTATGGTGCTGTAGCTGCTGGGTTTCAGGGATCTGGTCAGCGCGGTATGATCGACGTAAGTGCTGTAAACACGAAGGGCCCTGCTGGTTCTGATCCTCATGCTCAGACACCTGGTTTTGGCGCGTGGAATAACCAGGGTGCCCAACCTGGATCTGGACACAGTAGCTTTGTTCGTGCTCACTAAATTTGATTCTTTAATCTAAATAATGGATACACTTGTAGCCGGTGCTTTATTTGTAGCAGTTGCCGTATTTCTTGTTCAGCGTCAGTTAGGTTCAATGCTTGTATGGGTTGTTCTTGCGTACCTAGTTGGTAAATATGGTCTTCACATGAACCACACTTTCTCGGTTGTACTAGGTCTTGTAGTTGTCTACCTAATTTCAATGGTTACTAAGGAGCACTTTGAAAACGAGGAAGATGATGCTAAACCTAAAAAGGGAAAGACTCCTGATCCGGCTCCTCCTAAGACCGATGATCCGCATGTAGATATTGGTACTACAATTCTACATGCTTACCGTAATTTAAGCCCCGAGCAAATTGGTGGAATGCGTCGGGATACAAAGGAACTTCTTCAGTTACAAAAAGAATTAATGGGTTCTCTGGCTGAAATGAAGCCGGCGATTGAACAGGGTGCTGAACTACTCAACACGTTTAGTACTTTCTTTGGCGAGGCTCCTCCTGCTCAGTAAAGAATCGCGAATTCTTTGCATTCCATCCGCATACACATAAATATGATACTTTGCGTCATTTGTTGAAATGAAAGGTCCACCAACGGCACGAACAATATTCGTCCATTCGCGTACCACAATAGCAAGACGTCGGAATTCAAACCAATCTTGCCAAAGCTGAAAACATTTTTGAAGACCTATCATGGTAAAAAAATTGGGTGGAGTTTTTGAATATAAAGACATGTATACCGTAATAAGTGGACTTATAACCATTTCAACCCAGAGTGAACCCTTTCCAAAAAAAGATTCTTTGACAAATAAATTTGACAACCGTATAAATTCTTCTGCTATTTCAAAATAGTTCTGAGGATACAATACAAAATGTATTGTCTGCTCAGGCCTTAATCTTTTTTTTATTTCAGAACTTTCAGGAATCATTCCTGTATTACTATACCAATTAGAGGGAATTCCTGTTCTTTTAACGTTTGAGCATCTAAATATTTCCACGAAATAACATCTGTTAGATTTGTTACAGATTCTAAAAATTCAATATTTACTAGAGTTCCAATTTCAACTTCTGAATTAACAGTTTCTGTAACACTTATGAAATTACCAGGAGTAACTTCAGCACCGATCCAAAGCCATGGAAACTTTTGAGCCGTGATGGTATTGCGAGATCGAACAGGGCAAAACATATCACGAATGATATTTTTCAGTTTAAAAACTCCAAGATAAATCGGATAGAGAAACATTATATTTTTAAACAATAGAAGTACTGGGCACAGGTAACGCATCTTCATCCTTTAAAGGAGTTACAAACTTATCACGATTCTTGGTATTATCGGCCGTAAGCGGTGAAGAAAATCCCTCGCGCATTGCAGTAGCTAGCATGCGATCAAGTCCTAGACCTAGAGAGATCGACGACGCAAGTGCGACCATGATGAAGGGTGTGACAACGATTGCCCACGATACAACACCTAGTTCAACACTGCAGAGAGCATCGAGGATAATTACACCCGCAATGGCCATGACTAGTTTGATAAGAGCAGTGGCATATAGGCCAAGTGAGACATCAAACGCAACATGAACAGTGCTATATAGAAGATATAGCAACGCAGGAGGACAGAGTGACTCGATGAAAGATATCTTCATGTTATTTACTTTGAAACAATAAAATATGTCTGAAGAAATTGATATGATTTGTACACTCACTGGTTGTGATGTGGTTATGGCAAAGGAGATGTATTCGCAAACAAACGACGTTACGTTAGCAGTGGATAAGATTCTTTTTAAGACAGCATTGCCTCCTAAAAAGAAACGTGTAATGGATGAAGTGAATGTTGAAATTCAAAAGATACGAGAAACGATGAAAGAAATGGATAAAAAAATGGACGAACGACCTGATTCAACCATTAATCAGTTTCCGTCTACTTTGTTAAATCGACGCGTACGCGAGGAATCAATCGTGAGACTAGCCCACCGCGAAGAAACGGTTCTACAAAATAATTATTCTCAGGAATATCAGATTCCCGTTCTGCAATCAGAGGCTCAAAAACCGGAAACTGTTTGTCCGTCACGGTCTGAATTGATTTACGATTTGCTGTTGAATGGCCAAACATAACACGGCTCTGATCATCAATGCCTTCAATCGTACCAAGACCTAGAAAAGGTGTGGTAGCGAACGGACGAGCAAAAACCTGTTTAGGACCTTTGGTACGAGCAGTTCCCGGTGCACCCCAAAGTAGATCTGTGTGCATATCAATTCCCGAACCACCTTCCTTGGTATTTCCAAAGTTACCACGAGGAATCATACCACGATAATCGGATGTAGGCGGGGCAGCCGTGTCCGGGAAAAAAGGAAACCATGACTTACTATCAGGGTTCAAGTGACGAGGCTCTTCACCTTGACGCGTATTAGCATAAAATTGCGGTAGACCGGCGTTTGTTGCCATCTCTTTACACATCGTTCATATAAAAAACGAATAAGATTCAACAGAAACAAATATATTCTAACGATGGTATTCTTTCAACCGTGTGATTGGATTGAATCCGACGACAAAGGCAGATACATTGTAGATGCTTATGGTCGCAATGAAGAAGGAGAAATTGGAAGAGTACGCATAACAGGATTTTGTCCGTACTTTTACATTCAGCACAAAGAAGGCGATACTCCTTCCACACTGAAATCTAAATTTGAAAAGGCATACAACGATTCTTCCGATAAGAAGCTATCCTTTACAGATTTGCGATTTCTAGAAGAGACAAAACTGGATGCCATGAATGGGTTTTCGGGTCTTGCTCCTATCAAAGTTTGGAAAGTAATTGCTCCTGCAATCTGGCTCTTTAAGAGTGTTTCCAAGGCTGCTAAAGGAATGGATCGCATGGCGTACGAGACAAATCTGCCACCGCTACTTCGTCTCTTTCATATTCTTGATATCAGCCCTGCATCACCCTTCAAATTTGAAGGCGAACGTAGTGATCCTGGCGAAGACATGAATGTAGATGTATGCTATACCATAAACTTTCAAGGAATCATCCCAGATTCAAAGATTACAATTCCGTTGCTCGTAGCATCCTATGATTTAGAAGTCTACTCTGAGTCTGGTATGTTTCCGATGGCTTCCAACTCTTCTGATGAAATCATTCAAATTGGTGTAAGTTTGCGTTGGAGTGATAGCATGCTTCAATCAGAAGATCGATTTGTTCTCGTAATTGGTGATACAACTCCGTCGGAAGATCCAACTGTAAAATACATCTGTTGTAAAACCGAGAAAGAACTACTACTTCGATTTGAACGTCTAATTCGTGAAGAAAATCCAGACATTCTTTGCGGTTACAATACCTTTGGTTTTGATGACGGTTATATCGCAGAACGTGCCGAATTCAATCGTATTTCTCTATCCTTTGGTCGCATTGTTGCTAAACAGTGGGGACGAGGCAAAGATGATTGTGTCAAGACAGAGAAGAAGACATTTGAACTTGCAAGCGGTAAGTTTGCAGTTCGATACATTGAAATGCCTGGGCGCATGACAGTCGATGTTCTTCTGAGTATTCGTCGTGAACAAAATCTGGACTCATACAAACTTGATAACGTAGCATCTACATTCTTGCGTGATAAAGTCAAATCATTCAAAAATGTACCGGGAGGTTGTGAAATTGTAACCAATAGTACACGCGGATTGTTCATTGGAAACTTGGTTCGATTTGACATTATGACAAATACTACAAATCCCTACCGAGATGGCGAACTATTCAAAGTTTTGGAAGTAACTCCTAAATCATTTAAGATCGAAACTGAATCTGAAGTATTGACCGACGCAAGTGGAAATGTAGAATGGTCATTTGCAAAGGACGATGTAGGACCTAAAGATATCTTTGCATCTCATCACGGAACTCCAGATCAGCGAGCTTTGATTGCAAAGTACTGTATTCAGGATTGCGATCTTGTTCTAACTGTGATGGCCAAACTAGATACTCTTGTAAACGCACGTGGAATGGCAGATGTATGTCGTGTACCCATTCAGTATATCTTTCTACGAGGCCAAGGAATTAAGATCTATTCTGCAGTTGTATACAATGCTTCCAAACGTAATCAGATTATTGTAACACAGGAAGGATTTGAAGGAGACACTTCGTATGAAGGTGCGATTGTTCTGCCTCCTAAAATTGGCATGTATCTAGATCAACCGATTTCTGTTTTGGATTTCAATTCTCTATATCCGTCGAATATGATTGCATTTAATTTGTCCCCCGATACGCTTGTTTACGTAAAAGAGTTCAACATGTCCGGTAAGAAGATTCGTCAGGAAGGAACGGATGGAGAAGAATTTAAAAAGAATGGATATAAGATCGATGAAATTAGTTATGATGTCCACAATGATGAAGGCGAGTCAACTGGTCGCATCACCTGTGGTTTTGCGCAACCTACCGACGATAAGCGAACGATTGGCCTTCTGCCTCTCACTTTGGACATTCTACTGAAGAAACGAAAGGAAACACGAAAGATCATGGAAAAGACGGAAGATGAATCTCAAAAGGCAGTATTGAACGGTCTACAGCTGGCGTATAAAGTTGTAGCGAATTCCGTGTATGGTCAGGCAGGTAGCAAGACATCTGCTATTCGTAAAATTGAAGTGGCTGCATGTACAACTGCTGCTGGTCGTGATCGTATTCAATTTGCAAAATCTGTAGTCGAAAAGGAGTTTGGAGCTGAAGTAATTTATGGAGATACAGATTCAATCTTCATCAAGTTTCCAACCAAAGATTTGGCCGAATCAATTGAACTTGGTAAGAAAGCAGCCCAGTCGATTACGAGTCAGTGTCGTGCTGCTCATAAAATTGAATATGAAAAGACTCTCTTTCCATTCATTCTATTCTGTCGCAAGCGTTATGTAGGAATGAAGTATGAAGATGATGTTCACAAATGTAAGCGCATGACTATGGGCGTAGCTCTCAAGAGACGCGATAATGCTCCGATTGTAAAGGATGTATTCGGTGGAGCGCTGGATATTCTCATGGAACATCGAGACATTAAGAAAGCTCAGGAGTTCGTAAAGAATATTCTGGTTAACATTTTGCAAAATAAGATTCCACTTGAAAAATATGTAATTACAAAACAGCTACGCGATGATTACAAGAATCCGGGACAGATTGCCCATCGTGTTCTAGCCGACCGCATGGAGGAACGTGATGCAGGTAACAAGCCTCAAGTAGGAGATCGCCTTGCATATGTGTACATTAAAGAGAAACGAGACGCAAAGAAGCAAGGTGAACGAATTGAACAAATCGATTATGTACGTGAAAAGAAGCTAACTCCTGATACAGAATTTTACATCACAAATCAGGTGCAAAATCCAGTAGCTCAACTCTTTGCGTTGGCAATTGAACAATTGGATGGTTATAAGCCTAAACATAACTACAAGCAATGGATGGATGAATATATGGAAACAATGACGGAGGAAGAAGCAACACTAAAAGTATTGGATTACAAAGAGAAAGAGCTGGATGATATTCTCTTTATGGGTGCTCAGTATTTGAAGAGACACAAACGCGGTCCAATGGATATGTTTGTTCGTCGCTAGCAAAACGGATTTAGAAAAATCATGATAACGAGATAGTACAACTCGCACCACTGCCTGCCCAAGTTTACCTTCGGACACTGCTGTAGCTAGCGAGAAAGAAAAGATGAGTAACAAGGAGTTTATTGAGATCGGGCTTGCGTGGCAGGCCGAGAAGGCCAACGCTCTAAAGGTGTACCACGACAGAACCAAGGAGGCGCGCTACATATCATACGAGAGAGATCACTTCGCAATGAACGCCGAGGACGCGTATATGCAGGTGAAGGGCTCTGGGAGCATTGACGAGGACTACCTCAAGAACGCTGCGGAGATTGCCGCCATGATGGCAGCCTTAGCTTTTGACACGGCTTTGAAGATGGAGAACTATCTCTACCGCGAGTACGAAAACAGGATGAAGCACGCTGAGAAGGTCTATAAAATCGCCGTCGCGAACAACATGGCGAAGCTTGACGGCAAGTAAACGGAGGTTTACTACTAAACCACAATACGATACGAGCCAACGCGGTTCTGTTGCCCACTGGTTTATCCCGTAAGGGGTATTTTTGGGTCTAGCAAAACGGATTTAGGAAAATCAGAGAAGATGGAGATTACTTGATCGGCACTACACGTGTAACTTCGTAGTAGAATCGGTCACAAGAATGGCACTGTCTTTTGTGAACAGTGAGGGAGCGAGGGAACAGGTGGAGCCGCATCACATCTCCGCCTTCAACAGGCAGAATAAAGGCTGTGACCTATGTGACGTGAAGGTTACGGTTCACGATGAGGTCTTTTACGCGGGTGTCTACTACATGTTCGGAATTTCGTACTGCAAGGAGCACGAGGAGTTGGCGAATAAGGCCAAGGATAGCTGGATGCACAAGAAGAGCATGGTCGCATTCGACATGGATGCTAAACTTCCGAAGGAGATTACTGTTTTCCTAACCATTCTCAAGCATATGAGTAAGTCTGGAGGATTCAAGGTTCGTCGCACTGACGGCACCATTGATAACGGCTGGCACTTGCGAAAGAGCTGCTGGGCTAGTGAGCCGGTGTTCATCGTGAAGTCGGCGCGAACTGGCGAGTGGATGGTTCCTACCGTCCAACCCACCACACACACGACGAGGCACAGTAGCATCGCCGACTTCAAGGAGCTGACAGGAATTTCTCCGAAGCTCATAGATGCCGTTCTGGCGGTTCTCGATGCAGGTGTGTATCGGGAATCCCACGACTATGTGGAGACCGAGTTGAAGGCTCAGCTGGGACTTTAGAGATTTGTACTAATATATTTTTGGTCTAGCAAAACGAATTAATAAAAGTTTGAATTTTTAGTTTCAAAGACCAAAATGGAGAGCCCTTCTGGTCGCATGGCGGTGTTTGCTGGGATTGTTACGGTTGCCTATCTCCTCGGAAACGAGGGATGTATGGTAATTCTACTTTCATTCTGCTACATTGTTTTCCCAGTTGTTATGACTGTCAATGCACTTTATCGACTGATGTCATGATCGAAATGTGAAAAAACGAATTTATAAAAGTTATATTTTTTGGTTTCAAATACGAACAAAATGATGCGTCCTATCACACATAGGTTGTTTAAGTCTCCTCAGTCAGAGGAGACGAGATTTAACTACCCTGAGTTCTGCATTCTGGTCTTTGGACTGAGTGCACTTCTCGTAACAGGTCTGCAGCATATCGTGGCTAGTTTCGCGTAAACTAGAAAAACGAATTTATAATTTATTTTTCATTTCAACACCAACAAAATGTCAGTACGTTCCGAGAAGCTAGCTGAGGAGCATATGTGGAAGAATATTCCTCTATTTATGATACTTGCATTTATGATGTATATATTTCCGTCTTCTCCGTTCACAATTTGTCTCATTATCGTCGTGATGATGTTTAATGTGAGGCTATGTATTGAGTGAAAACAAATTTGTAACCATTTTCAAATAGTGTGGTTATATTTTTTAATGGATCAAAGTCTTCTTGAAATTGTAGGGGAACTTGTTGAAGCTCGTGTACAATTTTTTAGTCGCAATCTGAATGGGCTCATGCATACGCATCGTGGACATGCACTTCAACATTTTTTGAGTCTCGAAGAAAGATATCTTCATCTAATAGAAAATCTTCATCGTGATCATATTCGCAATCAGCTTCTTACAAATGTTATTACACTAACAGTAGCCGATACTGCGATGACAATGGAGAATGTACGTGTAGTGCCTACTCAGGCTCAAATTGATAACGCAATTATTAACATCGTATCATCTGAAAATAATTGCGCAATTTGCCAGGATTCAATTGCGAATAGCGGTGCTCGTATTCGTCACTGTAGCCACGACTTTCATCGTTCGTGTCTAGTAAGCTGGTTTGCTATGAGTGTACGCTGCCCTGTTTGCCGTCACGATGTTCGAGAGGATCCTGCAGGTCAAACATCTTCTGTCGCATCAGGAACAGCTTCTCTATCGGTAAGCCCGTCGGCGGAACATTAAACTTAGGAAGCTTATCAGACACTCCATATTGCAAATGATTTAACATTCGACGAACATCGTATTGACATTCCTTCAAAACTGTAGGAACATCAACACTACTAAAAATAGATTCCAAGTCAGATGCTCTCGGCGGAAAGCATCGAACAATTTCAATACTTTCAGTGTTTCTTTTGAACAGTGTTGGTATCTCATTTCCGGTACAGATAACAGGAACTCTGCGTGTTGGATCTTTTATCCAGCTAATGATTTTACTCTGAGCATGCGGATCTGATCCATCAATTTCATCTAAGATAACACAAGTCTTTCGTTTTCTTTCACCACGCAAGAATGACTGAATACTCACGGTTGATCGACATGCATCTTTAATTTTTTCAACATCTTCAAAGCTACGAATACTTCTACTTGCATTGATTTCAAGAGGTTCAAATTCAAAGGTACGGGCAGCACATAACGCAAGTGTCGTCTTACCAATTCCAGGTGGACCAGTCAAAAATACAGTTCTGGAAAAGTTCGACTTCAAATATGTTTCAAGAATATTCTTTGCATCTGTATGTCCAATAACTTCATTGAAAACACTAGGTCTGTAAACTTCGGAATACATTACTATACTAAAGAAGTAATTTATGAAAACGGATTTACAGAATACTATATCTAGTAAGATTGGGTGCGTAGCTCAGTGGTAGAGCAGAGGTCTTATATGCCTTTGGTCGTGGGTTCGATCCCCGCCGTGCCCATACATTTTTAACTGCAAACTCCAGACCAATCTGTACCACAACTTCTCGCCGTATTACACTTTGCTACCGCACTAGTCAGTGTTGGAGCAGACGGGTTAAACGGTAAGCAATGTGTAGAATATGCAGGTTCACACATTTTTGTCATAATGTTATAATTCCAACGATCCGGACACTGAGACATTTGCTGGGCACTTGTTGGTAGTTCAATGTGAACACCAAGAACATATTTTGCTACCAAAACAAACAATAGTGTAAAGACAATCACCAGCAGTAAAAGTACAGCAAAGTTCATTCTTTATTAACTACAAGAGAATGGATATTGCAAGACATGTATTTCAAACATTCTTTGACAGTACAACGAATCCATTAGTTCGCCATCACTTGGATTCGTACAGTGATTTGTTAACAACTAAGATCCCTGTCTTTATCAAGGCATCGAACCCTATTTTATTAAAGTTAAACGATAGTCGATCTATACATATTTACGTTGGTGGTCGTAACAGTGATCAGATCAAATACCTGCCGCCTGTCGATGAAATGAATAATGCAATACTACCGCATATGTGTCGTCTTTCGAACAAGACATACTTACTAGAAATCCGTGTTGGAATGGAAATTGACTTCATTGTCGGCAACGAAACAACTACGAAGAAGTTTGAAAATGTACTTTTGGGAAAAATGCCTCTCATGTTGAAAAGTAGTTTATGCTATCTTTCGTCTATGACACCTGATCAGTTATATGATGCAGGTGAGTGCAATTTTGAACTTGGGGGATATTTTATTATCGGTGGTGCCGAAAAGGTTCTTCTATCACAGGAACGTCTCGGTGATAACATGTTTTACGCCAGTAAGCGTATTCAGGTTCCAGATGAAGAACAGAAGCGTGGACTTACTGAAAAGGAAATACAGGATAAAATTTCCGAAGCTACGAAGGCCGAGAAATATGAATATACTGCAGGAATTCGTTGTATCTCGGAAGATGGAACTCGTGGACCGTATTCTCACTTTTTGGTTATTCCACCTGCAAATAAAAAGTCAGATGATCCCGATCTAATCAAAAAGGTGTCTGATTATGGTGATTTCTCTACAAACAGATTAAGCATAATCACGCTTCCAGGATTCAACAAGCCGGTTCCTCTACTCAGTGTATTTTATGCTCTTGGGTTCACAACTCATCAGGATATTTATGACATTGTACTTTGTGGAACACATCCGGATGAGAGAGAGTTATATGATGGTATCTTTCTTGAAATTGTTCTATCTCATGAGAAGTTTACTCGTCAAGAGATGGCAAAGGAAGACGAACAGGATCAGGATCCAGACCTACTGTTCCTAAAGCGCCAAACTCGTACTCGTAGCAATGGTGCTGTTTTTGTAAATTTGTATGATTCCCTATTTCCTCACTGCGAGAAGACTGAAGGTGAATCGACATCTTCATTTTATCGTCGCAAGGCATACTTGCTTGGTCATATGTTGAAAATTGCAATGAGTGTTGCCATTGGAGCAGAGCAGCCTGATAATCGTGATCATTTCCGATTCAAACGTCTTGATGCGGGTGGCGATCTATGCTTTCAGGAGTTTCGTCGTCTCTATAAGGAAGTTTCCAAAAATATGACAGTTCAGCTCGATAGTCGTATTGAGTTCGAACGTCAAACGTATGCTGGAAATAAGATTGTTGAGCTCATCCAACCTGAGAAAATTAGCTACTATTGGCAGGCAAAAGAGTTTCTCAATGGGTTTGAGAAATCGTTCAAAGGAAAATGGGCTGGTAAGGATGGTGTATCACAAGAACTCAGTCGTTTCTCCTATGTAGGAACTATTGCTCATATGCGCCGTATCAATCTTCAGATGGACAAAGGTACAAAGCTAGTCGAACCTCGTCGTATTAACTCAAGTAGTTGGGGCCTACTGTGTCCTACAGATAATCCGGATGGAGGCAATATTGGTATGATCAAATCATTCACTCTTTTTTGCTCTTTGTCAACTGCCAGCGCAATATCGGAAATTATGAAGCATGTAAAGGCATTCAAAACATTTTCAAGTTTAGCTGACATACATCCTTCAACCTGGAATGTAAAGTGGACAAAGGTCTTTGTAAATTCAGATCTAGTTGGTGTTATTGAAAGTGATACGGAATCATTTCATTCTATGCTTCTCAAGAAACGCAGAAGTGGTGATATTCAAAAGTTTGTATCTTTGTGCTGGAGTCGTATCCAAAACACATATATCATATTTACAGATGCAGGAAGACCGTGTCGCCCTATTTATCGGGAAGGAGTTACTGGTTCTGCCGTTTCAAGCGAGAAAACGTGGAATGGATTAACTTCAAATTTAATGGATTATGTCGACGCACAGGAAACGGAGAGTCTGCGCATTTCAATGGAACCGTTCAATAAGAAACTTCATTCTGAAATTCACGGAATGGCAATCTTTTCTGCATCTGCCAGCATAGTGCCTAACTCAGATTTCAATCAGGCTCCTCGTAACATGTTCAGTTGCCAGCAGGTCAAGCAGGCATGTTCTTGGTTTAATACAGCATTTAATAAGCGTTTCGATACTATTGCAACATGGTTGAATTATGCTCAGCGTCCTCTATCTCAAACATGGACAACTCCTCACATTTTAGGTTGTATGCCGTATGCCGAGAATCCTATTGTTGCATTAGCCATCTATTCTGGGTACAATCAGGAGGATTCTATTTTGCTAAATGAATCATCGCTACAGCGCGGAATGTTTCATACAACCTATTACCATTCATATGACGTAGCAGAAGAAATGGCTGGTGCATATATGGCTCCGAATAAAGATATCAACCCGCTTACGTTGCCCCATGCAATGTTTGCGAACATTCTAACCAATTCCGAATACAAAGATATCGTGATTCCTAAAAAAGATGTATCATATGATCTTTTGGATGCAGATGGAATCATTAAGCAGGGATCGCATGTGACAGAAGACACTGTTCTTGTAGGAATTGTTGTTCCAGTCATGAACGCATCTGGTCAGGTTACTGGATACCAAGATAAGGCATATACACCTAAAAAGGGACAGCATGGTATTGTAGATGCAGTATACCGTTATACAACCCCCGATGGTCTACATGGTGTAAAAATTCGTGTAGCTGAACATCGTATTCCTGTTTTGGGCGACAAGTTCTCTGCTCGTCACGGACAGAAAGGCACATGTGGTATGCGAGTTATGACTGAAGATATGCCATATTCAAAAGATGGTCTCATTCCTGATATGATTGTAAATCCCCATGCGTTTCCGAGTCGCATGACAATAGGTCAGTTTATTGAGATGATGTCCACAAAGTTAGGTGTACAAATGGGTGCTATATCGGATTCAACACCCTTCACAAACAAGAATCGTGTCGGTGAAACAAAAGATCTATTGTTAAAAGCAGGATATCATCCGTATGGTCACGAACTTCTCTATAACGGACAAACAGGTCTAATGATGGCATCTGAAATTTTTGTTGGACCTACTTATTACATTCGAAGCAAGTTGATGACTGAAGATAAGATCAATTCTCGATCGACCGGACCTAAAAAGCTTCTCACTCACCAACCTGTAGAGGGTCGTGCGAATGAAGGCGGATTACGTATTGGTGAAATGGAACGTGATGTACTTGTATCTCATGGAATTTCTAAGTTCTTGAACGAATCCCTAATGGAACGTTCTGATAAAGCAGAGTTCTTATTCCAGCCTGAAACAGGTCAGATGGATGCAGCCGAAGATGCAGAAGTTACAACATTGACAGTTCCTTATACATTGCGTCTAACAATCCAAGAACTACAATCTATGCATATTTCAGTTAAACTGGCTTCCAACTAATTTTGTACGAATGCATATACCAAATCCAACTAATTTTACATCCTTCAAATGCCTTTCGGATTCTATCATTTGTGTCGTTTCGCGTTAGTTCTTCAGGGACTTCGACACGTTCAGAGTTACGACCATATTTAGCAGCAAGTTCCACATTTCGAATAGCCTCTTTGATAAATTCATCGATAACGTAGTCTTTATCAAAAAGAGTTCGCAGTTGTGATGCAGATGGCATTTAACATTACCAACACAATTATATGAAAATCTTTCTTGATAACGGATTCTCGGAGTATCAGTATATAGAATGATAACTAATATGGATCATATGTATGTAATTAAACGCAATGGTGACCGTGTTCCGGTTTCATTTGATGCTATTCTACAGCGTGTACGCAGACTATCTGATGGACTTGATCATGTAAATCCCGATCTTGTAGCTCAGAAAGTATGTAACCAGCTGCAGGATGGAATGGCTACATCTAAGCTTGATGAGTTTGCCGCTGAAACGTGTGCAATGATGCAGGCTCGTTACCATCCGAATTACGGTAAGCTTGCTGCTCGCATCGTAATCGATAATCACCAGAAGAACACGCCTTCAACTATGTGTGAAGTTTCAAACATTCTTTATGACGAAGATATGCTTTCTGAAGAATATTGTTATTCAATCTTTCGTCAGATTCGTATCGACCGAACTGTTCATTCTGAAATTGAGAATATGATTGATTATTCTCGCGATTTCATGTTTGATTACTTTGGATTCAAAACTCTAGAGAAGGGATACCTACTTCGCAACAAGCAGGGTAAGATTGTTGAACGTCCTCAGCACATGTGGATGCGTGTATCTGTACAGCTCCATGGTAACAACTTTGCTAAAGTGAAGGAAACGTATGATGCTCTATCGCAGGGATATTTCATTCATGCAACTCCTACACTCTTCAATTCTGGTACCAAACATCCTCAGCTCTCATCTTGCTTTCTTGCGAACATGAGCGAGGATTCAATCAAGGGAATTTATGATACGCTTGGTGAGTGTGCTCAAATTAGCAAGTGGGCCGGTGGTATTGGTCTTTCGATTCATAATGTCCGTGCACGTGGCTCTAAGATTCATGGAACGAATGGAGAATCAACCGGTATTGTGCCAATGCTCAAAGTTTACAATGATACTGCAAAGTATGTAAATCAGGGTGGTAAGCGTAACGGTTCCTTTGCTATCTATCTAGAGCCTTGGCATGCGGATATTGAGGACTTTCTACGTCTCAAGCTAAATCAGGGTGCAGAAGAGGATCGTGCTCGTGACCTATTCTATGGTCTTTGGATTCCCGATCTCTTCATGAAGCGTGTGGAGAAGAATGAGAACTGGACGCTAATGTGCCCTCACGAGTGCCCTGGTCTTGATGATGTACACAGTGAGGAGTTTGATAAGCTCTATACCTCATACGAAGCAGCTGGGAAGGGTCGCAAGACAATGCCTGCTCAGAAACTATGGCAGATGGTTTTAGACGCTCAAATTCAGACTGGAACACCGTATCTTTGCTACAAGGATGCTGCGAACTCAAAGAGTAATCAGCAGAATTTGGGAACGATTAAGAGCTCAAACCTTTGTGTTGCTCCAGAAACTATGGTTCTAACAAAAGATGGATATTTCCCTATTAGTGATCTTAAAGATACGGACGTAGAAGTATGGAATGGAGATAAATGGTCAAAAACTACTGTTCGCAAAACTGGAGAGAATCAGAAACTAATTACTGTAAACTTCAGCAACGGTGCATCACTAACTTGCACCCCTTACCATAAGTTTCTAATTCATGAAACTTACGAAGATACGCGTTCTATCAAAAATAGTATTCGCGTTGACGCACAAGATCTAAAAGAAGGAATGAAACTTAAGAAATTTACTGCTCCAATTGTTGAAGGATTTGAATTATGGAACGAGAAAGACGCGTATACACACGGCTTCTTCTGTGGAGATGGAACATATTCAAATGGAAAGCCAGTATGTAGTCTGTATGGTGAGAAAAAGAAACTAGTTCAGTACTTGAAGATTAAAAGTATGACCAATGTAGAGGACGCGTCTGGACGTCTTAATACGGTTCTAGATGATACGATTGATGCAAAATATAAGGTTCCGATGGTAGGAACTATCCAGAGTAAAATCCACTGGCTTGAAGGATTGTCCGATGCTGATGGAACTATTTCTAGAAATGGGTCGAATGAATCACTTCAGATTTCAAGTATCCATTTCAAATTTCTAGATGATATTCGAATGATGGTTCTAGGACTTGGTGTTCACGCGAAAGTAACAAAAATGCACGATGTGACTATGAGAATGCTACCGGATGGAAAGGGTGGATTCAAAGAATTTGAATGCAAGCCTCTATGGCGCCTGCTTGTATCATCGTCTGGATTATACGATCTAAGCAAACTCGGATTTCAGCCTAAGCGTCTCAAATATACGCCTGTGAAGCCTCAGCGTAATGCTGAACAATTTATTAAAGTGGTATGTGTAGTTGATTCGGATCGCTATGACGACACATACTGCTTCAATGAGCCCGAGAATCACGCTGGAGTCTTCAATGGCATCCTAACGGGAAACTGTACCGAAATTATGGAATTCTCATCACCTGATGAAACAGCAGTTTGCAATTTGGGGTCTCTAGCACTTCCTAAGTTTGTTCAGAGATCCTATGCGGCAGATGGAGCGTATCGATTTAACTTTGAAGCTCTGCGAATGTCCACGGTAATTCTAGCTAACAATCTAGATATTATTATTGATAAGAACTTTTATCCGACACGTAAATGTGAGAATTCCAACAAACGTCATCGTCCGATTGGAATTGGCGTTCAGGGACTTGCTGATGTGTTTGCAATGCTTCGTATTTCATGGACATCACCTGAGGCTGCCAAGCTAAATCGTGAAATCTTTGAGAACATCTACTATGCAGCGGCTACTGCAAGTATGCTGGGCGCAACACGTGATGAGTGGCGTGGTCAAATTGCAGTTACAGGTCATAACTCCTATCTAAGTTTCGACGGTTCTCCCATGAGCCAAGGAAAGATGCAGTTCGATCTGTGGAATGATACGCCTGTTACGAAGTACCTCGATTGGGAGATGTTGCGTAACATGTGTAAAACTGGAATGCGCAACTCTCTGCTAGTAGCGCCTATGCCAACCGCATCGACATCTCAAATTCTAGGTAACAATGAGTGCTTTGAACCTTTCACTTCTAATTTGTATACTCGTCGTGTACTCAGTGGTGACTTTATGATCGTAAATAAGTATCTAGTAGAAGAACTGGTTAACCTCAAACTATGGACTGCAGATATTCGTAGTCAAATTATGGCAGAGAATGGTAGTATCGCAAATATTAAGGAGATTCCAGCTGATGTTCGTGAGCTATATAAAACTGTATGGGAGATTCCCCAGAAGACACTCATTCAGATGTCTCGCGATCGTGCCCCATTCATCTGCCAATCACAGTCTCTTAATTTGTTTCTTGCCGAACCCACATATGCTAAGATTACATCAATGCATATGTTTGCTTGGAAGCAAGGTTTGAAGACTGGTTGTTATTATCTGCGTACAAAGGCGGCTTCATCTGCGCAAAAATTTACCGTTGACCCCACTTGTCTTTCATGCAGTGCCTAAACAATTTCTCTTCTGTTAAGTATAAAAATGTC